CAGAGAAAGTACTTCCGTACTTGCTTTCGATTTGAGCGTAAGCTTGTGCTTTGTCTTTAGCAGACTTTAAGTAGTCTATAGATTTTTGGAAAGCATCGGATGTTGGCGATGCTGTAGTAGTAGTAGGAGTTGATTGTGAACTCTTGCCGTGTGTGTTGGTAGCATCAGCATCTTTGGTATCATCGATTAGGAACATACCATTGAGTGCATACTTTCTAGCATATGAGCTAGAACTACCGTAAGACTGAGCAATGTCCATACCCTTACGATTAGGGTCAATACCTGCTTGAGCTGAAGCATAGATGCTGTCAGTACCATCGGTAACGACAGCAGTCGCATTGATGAAAACAGCACCGCCTACTTCCATGACCTCATCGGTCACACGCATAGACAATCCATTCTTTGCAAGTAAAGGTTTAACAGCTTCCAAGATATCCTCGGCACTGCGGTAAGAATACTTACCGAAGCTGTTGTACTGCCCTTTAGGGGCTTTGAGTTCTGACTGCACTTTGATAAGTGCCTTGACTAATTTTTCCATTTGGTTGAATTGAATTATGATGCAATCTAGTTTATTAAAATTACTTTACCAAAACTTTTCGACAATAAATTTTATCAGGCATGTTGCCGAATACAAATTCGGTAACACCACATAGCCACATAACATCTAGGTTGTCTTGGTCGTTGTAGTACTTGTACATAGCGCCATCGGATAAGTCTTGATACTTTGTGAGCTCATAGAAATTACCCTCCATAGGATTGATGGACATCTCAACCCACACCTCATCGGTGTGGTTGGATATGTTGTCAAGGAATGTATCTGCGCCTTGCACCATCGCAAGCTGATACTTAGAGCCAATCCAATTAGGTAGGTCGATGAACCAGCCGTCTCTGTCCTTGTAGAATCTATGGATTCTGTGTTGGCTGGGCTTAGAGATAAGCTTATTAGCTTGGATTAATTTCTTTTTGCTGAATTGATAAACAGATTCAAAAACTTTGTTCATAGTGTATTATTATATATTATATTATTATATAAACCATTATCCCCATAGGGGGGATAATGATTTATCTATTATTATCTAATAAGGGGGGGAGGGTTAAAAAACCCTCCGCCTCCTGAGTATATATACTCTGCCTAGTATATTAATACTAATCGTTTTCTTGTTGATACGCTTTAGGTTTAGCGGTACAACTTTGTTGACTAGTATTAAAGTCCTATACATTTACAAACTCTCTTAAGGTGTTTTCGTCAACCATCTTGAGTACCTCGTTGTACCCAAGGTTAGACAGCTTGTAGCCACCACCTACCATGAGGTATGTGTTCTTTGCATCTGCATCTCTAGGTGCTGCAACGTGGTTAGTGTAACGAGTAACAGCATTAAACAAAGACCATAGTGTCTTGCCGTGTGTATTGACCTCGGTCACAAGTGATTGTGCAAAGCTTTGTACTTGGTTAGACTTACGTGTTGACACACTATCAGTTGGCGCATCAAGGCTAACGTTAAACATAGCACGAATGGTGCGGTCAACAGCTTCATCAGTCAATGTAGTTGCATCGAACGCCTTGTAAGTTTGAATCAAGTTGAACTCTTCACGGATAGCATTCTGCAATTGGCTAATGCTAATGTCGATGCTTGATTCTGCATTACGAGTATGGCGGTGCTTAGACTTCATCTCCTTAAGTGTGCGGTAGAATCCATTGCTACATACCAACACTTTGTTAGCGACACCGAATGCAATAGAGGTGGAGCCATCGTGAGAGTTCATAGCTGTAATAAATCTCTTGATGTTGGATGCACCAACACGCTCTTGCTCAAGCTCTGCTTGTAAGTAAATCTTTTTACCACCTTGCAAAGAACCACCGCTTGTGATAGGGATACCTGCTGTGTCGGTAAGTTCTACCATACGCTCTACAAGTTGAGAGTTTTGGTAGGGTGTGTAACGCTCTCCTGCTGTACCTAGCCAAGCGTTGTTGTCGTTACGAAAGATTCCGTAACTCTCAGTCGGTAGACCATCCTCAGATATTAGAGGTTTCTTTTCTACTGACCAATTAAGACCAGTACTTTGTAAGACATCAAATGTTTTTTGAAATGTTTCCATTGAATTGAGTTTTAATTTGGCATCATTGCCGTTGCAAATATAAATTGAAATGAATGCCGATGTCAAGTAATTAGCCATATTTTTTTTCGTCAACATAGCTAACTACTTGATTATCAGCGAGAAAAATTTTAATTAAATTGATTTGTCATTGGGTATATCCTTGACTTCTTTGGTTTTTGGGTCAACCACCACTAGTTTTTTTCTTGATTGCTGAGGCTTTACAGTGAAAAGTCCAAGCTTTGTTACGTTTGATTTACTCATAGTTTATTGTATTTTTTCTTTTTCTAAAATCGTTAACTGCATGTGTTCGAATAGTATCTCGTCTATTCTATTTTGAATTACGCTACTACGACCACCTTGCTGACGCATCAGCTCAGCTCCAAATCTAGTGAGCTCATTCGTCACATACTTTGGGTTATCATTGATGCCTGATTCATCATCGCCAATGTGAGCTTGGTCAAAGCCAAGCACAAGATTACCATCCGAGTCAAGCTCATGGTAGGTTACACCACCATGTGGTTGATACCACCAATACTTTCTTATAAAATCCCATCCATACTTATCGTACAACTGAGTGAATATGTGACTAGGAGAAAGCACAGCATAACCGCAGTAATGTCCAGTACTAGACTGCATGTATTTTAATTCACTTACCCCTAACTTGTTTGGGGTATCTATTATTACAAAATCATTCATAGTTAATACCATTTCTTGTTAAACTTACGTGAATAGAACTGATACTCTTCGTATGCTTCGCTAGAGGCTTGTTCTTGTTCTTTGTCTGATGTATCACGAAGATAGTCAGCTAACAAGTCAAGCCATTCAAGATGCTTGTGTTCTAATTCATATCTGTCTTTGTAGTAACAAAGCTGTTGGATTAATTGCTCCTTAGAGTAGTTGCCGTACATATCAACAGCTTTACCCAAGTCTTCTATATTATTAAATTCGTACATAGATTATATATTTAAAAGTTTACATAGTTCTTCATAGTAATACTGACCGCTTGAACTCATACGTTGATGGTCAAAGCATAGGTTAGCTACCAACTCTTTTACCTTTTCTAGTTTTTCTTTTTGTGTCATAGTCTATTTTCTTTTATCCAATTGAAACTTTTATCGATTACTTTCATTATCTCTTCACTAGTCCAAAACTTTTTCTCCTCATCGGAGATGGGTACTTTGTGAAAGGTATCCTCTCGCCATTGTCTACTAGGTAGGTGGTACACACCATTTTTATCCCAATAACCAAAGTCTAATACATCGCCACCATCAGCGAGTTCAAAGTCATAGTAACTTAGATAGTTATTTAGCTCTTCTATGTCTACTCGTTCTATATCGAGTAGCCAACTTGTTTTATCCATTGACCCTGCCCATTCTATGGAATCTAAAGTTCCATCTTCGTTTACATAGACATAGCCATCGCTACTGATAAATTCCATAGGTATTAATTCTTTTGTTTTCATAGTCCTTTTTCTTCTAGGTAAACCTCACCGCACATTGCGATAAGGTCGTCTACATTAATAGTATATGTTCCGCATTCCTCTAGATTCTCACGAGCCTCTTGCCCAATTTGAAATGCTAGGTCGTACTGCTCTTGGTCGCTACCACTAAAGTACCAAGCCAAGAAATCTGCCTTGTCTATATTCATAGTCATTACTTATTAGTATTATATTCTTCAATTAAGTTTTTAACATCGCTATATAGCAGTTCCCATTCGTTATCCCAAGAGGTGCTATCATCTTCAATCTCCATTCTAAATAGAGAATAGAGGTCATTGATTTCCTCCGAAAGTTGAGGGTACTCTTTTACTTTGTCTTTGCAATAGTCAGTTGCTACTTTGATTATATCCATTGTTTTGAAATTTAAGAGGGGGTATCAGCCCCCTCAGTTATACATTCGTGTTCCATAATATCTCCATTGTCATCTACGATGTCGTAGCAACAAAGGTTACAAGTGGTATACTTCATTACTTTTCGTAGTTAAGTTTAGCAGATACCATTACCTCAAGGCTATCAGCGAACTGCTCGATAGAGGTATCAATCATAGACTGAACAGCATCAGTGCTGACACTATTACCCACACCTTGATTCTCAATCTCTTCAGAGATTAGTTGGTGCATACCATCTCGGTCTGCAATCTTTTCAGACACAGTCTGAGCAAGGATATCCATATCAATAGCATCAGTCATTTGGTCTTGCAATTGATTGTAATCAATGTATTCTACAATGTCCGATAGGTCTAATGAACGAGCTACATCTTCGGTGTCTATGTGTCCTGCAATGTCTGAATTGTCAATGTACTCGACTAAGTCGTACATATCTATGCTACTTGCAATGTCGTTGTAGTCAATATTGTCTCGAGCAATTTCGTTCCAATCGGTTTGCTCTAGGTCGTTAACTGAGCGAGATAGTCGCTCGATGTGTTTCTTAGCATCATGTAGTAATGCAGTTAGTTTTTGGTTTTCTTCTTGAATCTTGTCGATGCCTAAGAATTTGATGATTGCGTTTTTCATGTTGTTTGAAAATTAAAAGTTGATTGTGAATTGGTGGCTCTCTGCCTCCTTGCGTATACAAGATAGTATTGTAGTCGAGCCGTTGTCAAGTATTTTTTTTCTATTAATTATTTACTACGTAGTAGTAGGTGGCCCAATAGTTTTCGTGTGCCCACCCTAGTGTGTGTAGCACTCGTCTATGAGTGCGACCAACTCGGAAGGAGTCATGTCGGATGTCAGTCGGTTGCCGTTTGACATCGTTACCTTACTGCCTTGCGCTACATAGTCTATGCCGTTGTCATAGTCATAGATGCTTGTCTTTGTTGGTACGATTGACACAATGTTGTCAGGGTTTATCCAAGACTCTACTGAGTAGAGCTTGGATGTTGGCTTGTCATCTTGAAAGCGTTGCTTCTTTAAGCTTGTTATTTTAATCATAGTCTTCGATATTATCAATGTCCATATTTCCTTGAATTACCTCGTATTCATAGTCTCCACTATGAATGATGTCGTGGATTACCTCAGCCATAGTCATGTCGTTCCATAGGGTAGCATCAACGCTACCCTTGAAAGACAATGTGCAGTCCACATGTACAGTACCTCTTTGTTTCATAGTATTAGTAATTACATAGGTTGTACTTGGTGCGATAGCTCCATGTTGCCTAGTCGATGTATCATGTATTGACAATCGTCTAGATTGTGTCCGAAGTATTCGACAATCTCATCGCCATCGTTGTGAAAGATAGCGTTGTCGCTTAGTGTGTAGGTAAAGACTTTGCCTAATGCAAAGTCGAGGATAGTGATAGCCCACTTGCTATTTGAATTACTCATATTGTTTTTATTTAAAGAAGCCTTCAGCTTCTAGGTTAGACATTTGTTCATCGTATACTTCCTTTAATTCATTAAAGGCGTTACGGCTGAGGTTCATAACGAGCCACTCTACAGCAGACTCAGTCTCAGCCCATTCAATGTTGTTGAATACATTCATAGCATACCATTCTGCTACTTCTTCTCTTTTGTTTAGTTTTCTAATTGACATAGTCTTTGAAATTTAAATTAGTGTTGTAAAATCTTGATGTCTCGCTTACCCTTACCGACAAGTCCACTACATAGTCCACACTTGGCGCAGTTACTTTTGTAGCCCATCTCTTTAGAGGCAGGACAAGACACAGCATCCTCACTACCATCGGTAGTAGCAATGAATGAGCGGTATGCTTTTTCACTTGCCGTAAGAGCCTCGTCTTGACTATGTACACTAGCCATGAACCATTGGCCATAGTCCTTAGCCCAATCCTTGTTCCATTGGTGTGTGTATCCAGTCCAAGACTTTGCTACCCATACCATAGCCTCGACTACTTTGGTTGGCATCAAAGATGGCTCACCATAAGTACCGAAACGAACATAAGTGTTGAAGCACATCTCGACTATGTCGGCTTGTTTGTTGCGGTCAAGAGGAGTCAAGTCCTCACGCTTGATACTACGTAGTAGTGAGAGGAAGCCAACGTACTGCTGAAACTTGTGAGTGTAACAGCCTCCGTTACCATTGCCCAAAGAGAATGGGCAGTCAAGACAATTGCTATGGTCAAGAGAAAAGAACTTCTTCATACCGAAGCCCTTGCTTGTAGTAGCCAAAGCCCATTGTTGTACACTGAAAGTGTAAGTCTGTACCAATGCTGAACCATCGGATATCTTGTCGTTACTTGTTTTACCCTTGCGGACAACAAAGACATTGTCGCCCTCAAGCCATACTACTTTACTCATTGTCTTGAAAATTTAAATCGAAGATTTCTATTAGGTTTTCTTGGTCTTCTTCGGAAAGTTTAGTGAATAGCCAAGCTATTTCATCTTTAGGTTCGTTCATCTTTAGAACTCGCTCGGCATACATCTTTGAATAATTCATAGTCATTGAAAATTTGATTAGTTAAAGAAAGGAGGGGACTCAGCCCCTCCGTAGTAGTTACTTAGCCTTTGGGACAAGGTCGTATTGCTTAGCAATAGTATTGTACAAGACATAGACAGGAGTGATAGCATGAATCGGAGAGTCCAATGATTTGCTCATCATCTCTGCATAGTCAAAAGCTTCTTGCAAAGTATCACGAGAGCCAAACATTCCTGCTACTTGAAGAGAGATTCTCTCTTCAGATGGTTGCTCAGCCTCTTTGAGTTGAGCGATACGACTACGATAGTAGTCAGCTTTGTCAGTCAAGCCATCTTTGACAGCTTGTTCGAGTCTCATAGTAAAGTACTCTAGTTTCGGAAGGCGTTCTTGTTTTGCCATAATTGAAAAGTGTTTGAAATTTTGTGGCTTGATTGCCGATTGATGGGACAAAGATATAATGGTCGATTGCCGTTTGTCAAGTTTTTATCGATAAATTTTTCTTATTAAGTTTCTACTACGTAGTAGTAAGGTCATCAATAAACTTGTATGGGGGAGGTGTGTGCTCATACCCAAGCGGAGCCGTAACCGAGTATCCGCATGACACTACTCGATTGTCCCAAGTGTCCAACATTCTATGCATAGTCTTGTAGAACTTTGTTCTTGTTGGCTGCTTGTAACGACCTTTACCTATTACATAGGTTTTGTAGTACTTTATTGCTAGTCCATACTCTACTATTACATAGAAGTAATAGAGTAGTTTGCCGTTGCTATCCACTTGTTGGATAGTGTTGTCGAATCTTTCAGTAGCATCTTGTAAGATGCTGTTATAAGTCTTTGCTTCCATAGTCTTTGTTTTAGGAGGGGGATAAACCCCCTCCGATTAGTATTATTTGCTTAGCTCAGCAGTCATTAATTCTCCATAGAATTCCTCGCAAGAGCTTACAAAGTCCTCGTTTAACTTGTCTTTGTTAATGCTAACAACAGACTCAAAGAGAGCGATAAACAAGTCTTTGTTCTTTGTATTCTTTGGTAGACCAAGCATCTGCTTGTACTCACCCTTAAGCCTGGTCAAGCCTTTGTTAGGGTCGGTCATTCTCATTCCTAACTTAATGTTTAACATTAAGTCGTTCATAACGATGATAAATTGATAGCCGTTCATAGTCTTTGAAATTTTAAGGTTACTTTGCTAATGTTCTGAATTCTTTGCTTGACTTGATGTGCATTCGAAGAAGTCCTTCGATACTCCTTCTTACATTTACCTCTCTATCAAGATAGAGGAATGCTAAGGCTCTCTGCAAAGGAGTCAAGTCTTTGATAGGCTCTTGAGCCAAATCCTCTCCATATCCTACCATATCCTCGATATGACCGATTGGGTTTTCGATTAAGTCTTCTAGCTCATCTTCGATGATGTAGTCCATCTCGTGAGAATTTTGAAGTTTCGTACAAAGTCTTAGATTTTGTTTGATTAGTTCCAGTCCTTCGAAGACAATAGTCTTCATGATTTCAGTTTGCTTGCTCATGGTTAAATTGAAAATTTAAAGAGAGGGCTTTGAAACCCTCTCTGAGGGTTATAAATACTTTGTCTTGATTCGTACCTTACTTTGTAAGGTCGATGATGGTTAGAGCCACATTCAGAGGCAAAGCCTCTAGGATTGATTGCTTCTCGCTATCACTTGCTAAAGCAAGGGATACAAGGGCCTCTCTAACAGCCTTGCTGTTAACCGATGCTTTAGCGAAGCTAAACGGAGACTTTGTCTCTTTCTTAACCTCTACTTCTACTACCTTAGTAGTAGGCTCAGTAACCTTCTTCGAAGGCTTAGAAGTGCTCTGCACTTTCTTCGCTTTATTGCCTCTGGCAATAGTTGTGCTCAGTAACGTAGTTACTCTAGTTCCATCCTCGAGGATTAACATCTCACACTTATCTCCTTTGGAGATAGACTTCCCTGAAAGGGAACAAGTGCCGTAGTCCTTCTTCGCAGTAAAAGTGAAACTTTTAACAGCGTCTATGACTATGTCATCGTAGACTCTAGAGATTTTGTGTGCTTTGCTTGTTGGTACTTTGGTAGTTGCCATAAGATTGAAATTTTGTTAGTGTCGGTTCGTTTGTTCTGCCGACCCTTATAGTATAAACCCCTTGTCAAGTTTTTACCCCTTTAGGGGTAGATTATTCTCCCCTTTAGGGGAGGTTACAAATGCAACTTTTTTTTATAATAGTTTTCTTACTACGTAGTAGTAAAATAGTGCATTATAATTTAGGCTAGACTAAACCTTGACGCTAGTAACGTTGATTGTGAAAGAGGGTATTTAGATACCCTAGAGTGGATTGGGTTAGTCATATCAAAGATATGGGGGTGTAATTGACTCCATAGTCTTTGCAAGGCTTCCGTGTTGAAGACTGGAGCGTGAGTACTTTGTACTATGCGTAGTCTTTGTAGGTAGGCTTAGAATCTGCCTAGCTAGGTATAAAAGCCTAAAAGTTTCGTAGGTCTTTAGACCTAAGGGAAGGGGTGGGGTTTGGCAATCCGTTTCGGTTCTCGCTCGCAACCGTACAACAATATATATAATCCCCTACCCCTACATAACTCAAAAAATTAATCAATATGCCCTAAGTATAAAGTACTAGTATAAAATACCTAGTCCGTGAAAGCGGACTGGGTGGGTAATTCTGTACTTATAGACCATAATCTTAGTATTTTCTACCTATTGATTTATTAAAAAAAAAGCCGTAACTTTGCTTAGTCTCAATAAGGCGGTTCTCTTATGGACACCGCCAATCATCAAAGAGATAATGGGACACGCAAATTAGCCGTTTGAACGGTGCAGTGTGTACAATCTAAACCCATTATTATGCTAGTTCTACTTGTTGTATTATTAATTATCTTTGTACCTGTAACGGTCTTAAAACTAAGCACTTACAGTGTAGCTGCACCAGACCCTTTTGCGTGTGGTTCAGACGGTATGTGTTTCTGTGATAAGGCTAAAGACTGTATAAAGCGTGAGAGCAAAGAAGAGCAAAACAGCTAAATACTACGCAGAGAATCCAGAGGCTGCTGAGAAACGGAGACGTTGGCAGCGTAAGGAGAACAAGAAGAAGTCCAAGCGTAAGTATCGTGCGTTCCTAGTTAAGAAGAACAGGGATGCTGGTACGTATGGCAATGGTGATGGCAAGGACTATGACCATGGTGAGAAGAAGTTCATGAGTGCTAAAAGAAACAGGAGCAAGAAATAATGAAAGCAAAAAAGTATAATAACGGAGGTACGCTTCCAAGCAAGAAGAAAGTTGTAAAGGGCGCTGGAAAGGATGCCTACAACAAAAAAAGAAAACAGGGTTACAAGATGGAAACAGTTTCCGATGAGGCAAATAAAATTGCTGCTGAACGAGCTGAATATCTTGCTAAGGAAAATGCTTCAGAAGCTTATGATAATATTATGAATTTTGTGGGGGACAGAAAATACAAAGAAGGAGGAATTCTACCTCCAGCTATTCAAAAGTTGAAAGACCGTGCTGCAGCTAAGAAGGCTAATGCAGAAAAACCAACTTACGGTGGTATTGTAGGTGAAACTACGGTAACGGCAAAGATGCCAAAAGGTGGACCGACTATTAAGCGTGAGGTCAATAAACCTAAAGGTTCTGCTTTCCGTTTTGCTGGAGACCCTTCTGGTAAAGTAGGAACAGCTATGAAAGCTGTGCGTAGCGCTGCTAAAGCAGGTAAGTACCGTGCACTAGGTAAGATTGCTGCTTCTAGAGGTAAGGATGGAACTGCAGACCTAAACAAGACACTAGAGGTTGCTAACGCATTTGATGCACGAAACGCTGTAGCCAAGTTGCCACGTAACAAGGTTACCGATAAGATATACGATACAATGACCAACAGGTTGAACAAGTATCAAAGTCCTCGTGGTTTTGCCAATCGTTCAGATAAGCAAATCAAGGAATCTTACAACAAGCTTGCTGGAAACGAAAAGCGTTCTGCGTTTGAGAAACTCAAGAAGGCGCTTAAAAAGTAAATGAAAGCGCAACGTAAAAAAGTAATGGTTAAAGCTCCTTCTGGTTATCATTGGATGACCGAGAAGGGGCGACATTACCTTATGCCACACGATGGTAAGTTTGTTCCACACGAAGGAGCAAGCCTAGAGGTTGCATTCAAAGTTAAGACGGCACATTAATCTGTTCCTGTCCCTCTATCTTCCTATAGTATTTTTGTACTAGTAGCCTTGCCTTTTGGGTCAAGGCATATCTAACCTTGTATTTCCATCTCTCCTGGTCAAACATTGCTTCCTCATATGACGTGGGAGATAATCTGTCGTAGTACTTATATATGTACTTCTTGTTTTGAAGTGGGTATATAATACGTTGTGCCATCTTTAGTCTATTGTAAAAGTAGGCATCGGCTGCATGGTCTATGGTAAAGAACTCATAGTCATAGACAAACAGCATAAAATTGAGTTCTGATTCGCTTACATCGTAGTTACCTACGATATCTCTAGTTGCTAAGCGTAAATACTTAAGGTAGCCTTTGTTTAGCCATTCCTCTTTACGCATCTTGAAATCACGAAACATACCCTTGCGTGGTCGCTTCTTCATTTTTATTAAATTTGCATAGAATACAAAGATACTCAAATGGCTACTCTTTCAGGAAATAAGGTAAAAGACACATACGGCTCTTTATTGAAGCTTGCATCAAACACTGTAACATCAACATATAAAGCTGTAGAAGATGGCTCTGGTAACGTGTCTGGGATGACTATCTCCACCACTGGTATCGGTGTCGATAGCCTTAAGTGGGATACAACACCTACGGTGTCTGCTTCTGCTACTTCAGCCCTTTTCGTAGAGAGTGGAGATACAGTATATAGAAATTTAGGTACAAGTGCGTTCAGCGACCTAATAAACTTATCCGCTGGTACTAGCATATCTATTACAGGTAGCTATCCAAACCTAGCAATAAACAATACAGCTCCAGACCAGACGGTTACAATGACAGCGAGCACAGGGATATCTATTAGCGGAACGTATCCAAACTTTACCGTTACTAACTCTGCTCCAGACCAAACGGTGTCTATTGGAGGCACTGGCGGTATTGCCGTTAGCGGAACATACCCTAGCTTTACTATTGATGGTTCCAACGTAACTGGTGGAGTACATGAAGAGATGTTTGTGGGCGTTCCAGAGACTTCGTACCCATTAGGCGCAGGGGGCTCAACAATTGTTGCGCTATCACTCGCTGACAATACATCAGAAACAACATCATATCACTTTGGTACTGCTCCAGCGCAAATTCAACGCATGAACGGTGGTATCGGTGTAGAAAACATATCTGGTGTTAAACAGGTAGTTTATGTTGACATGTCAGCTTTTGTTGACGTTCAATCTCCAAACTCAGATATCACATATACACTAGAGCGATTTGATACATCCGTATGGAACTCAGTAAAATCGGTTACCAGATACAAAGGATACACAGGTACTCAAGTAGATTCTTTTTGGGGTATATTTAACCTAGGTATTGGCGAAGCATTACGAGTAGTTGTTTCATCTGCCTCAGGTAACGTAATCCTTTTACAACAAACTCAAATCAAGTTTGAGATTAAAGAAACTGGTAATATAATCTAATATGACTGAAAAGCAGAAAGACGCTATTCTCGAAATCCAAGAGCTAATGCTTGCAATCACTGAGGTTGTAAAAAAATATGAATTAACAAATGAGTTCATAGCGTGCTTAGCTGTTGGGTTTGTAGATGTAGATAATTCATTCGTTGACGAAGAAGGCGATGAGCGAGCAAACATGAGTTTACTTTCTTCATTCGCTATATCGGACGAAGAAGAATTAGATGATTTGCTTTCTTATTGCGTTGAAGCATATAGAATGGAAAAAGAGGGTGAAGAGCCAGATACCTCTAAGATAGACTACTGGCTAAACTTCGGACGTAGAGACGGAGACATAAATTAAATTAAAATGATTAGAAAGATTATCATAGGGCGTGACCCTAAGGATGCTATGGCGTATTACGTAGGTATGCGTGCTGGCTCTGGAAAAGTAGTCGCCATCACAGAAGATGAGGCGCATTTGTATAAGTACAGTAAAAAACGGTATCTCATTTACATCGAGAACGAAGAAGGGACAATGATTTGGAAAGCTGTGGATGATATGCCCTGCATTCTGGAGTACGACCTAAACTTTGATTGATATGAGACCCTTACGTCAATTCATTGTCCAGCTACCACAAAAATTTAAAGATAAAATAAAGGTAGGTGGAATTGAACTGGAACTTGTTTCCAAGTTCAACGAGTTCGAACATAGATTTAATTACGGCCACATAGTGGCTGCTCCTGTAGGATTTAAAGATGCCCCATACGTAGGGCAAGTATTGTATTTCCACCACCACGTTGTGATGGAGCAAATGTATGATATCGGTGATAACTTATACCTTGTTAACTACGACCCAGAAGGTGGATATGGAAACCATGCTATCGCAATCGAAGACGAAGCTGGTGATATTACTATGCTTGGGGATTGGTGTTTCGTTCTACCCCCAGATGAGGAGGAAGAGACAACAACTGCTTCTGGCCTCATTCTTGAAATCAAAAAAGAACCTAAACTGGAGGGAGAACTACTCGCTATACCCAGAGATTCAGAATGGATTGGAACGAAGCCTGGTGATATGGTGGGTTACAGAAAAAATTCGCAATACGAAATGGAACTTCTTGACGGTACTAAAGTCTACCGTATGAGAACAACAGAGCTGGTCTATGTCAAGGAAGAAGAGTAGCTTTAACACAGTAGAAGCGTCAACAAGGCTGTTGGCCTCTATGGAGATTGCCATCAACAATATGATTGATGAGATTAGAAAGCCTGTCGATGGAGAGCTGTCTGGCTCCCAGCGCAAGGCTGAATTACAAAGTATAAAACAAACAGCTACAGATGCAAAAGAACTCCTTATCGAATATCAGCGACTCGAACAAATGGTTAGAGAACTTAAAGAAACAGGAGGATTTGAAGAAGAGCAAGACTACTCTGGAGGATTCGCAGAGCGATTCTCAAAGTAAGTGGAGGTTTCTTTATTGGGAATAAAATAAAATGGAATGGCAGGACTTAAAAAAGTTGAAGGGTACGATGACTATGTTATCAACATATGTCCCAACGATACGGCTGGCGAAATCATACAGCTCGGTGGGCTTGATATTCAGCTTCCCAAAGCTCCAGCAGACAAAGAAATCCTCAACTATGGAAGTGAGCTGGATATGCAAGTGTGGAAAAGACTTCCTGTGCCATCAGAACTGCAGAGGATTCGCTCTATGGATGAGTGGTACGAAATGCCTTCCGATTTCAAGAAACGCTTTTCTCCATATATCGAACAGGAGTTTAAACGCAGGCGTGAGGGTGTTTGGTTTTTCAATAATGGTGACCGCATCTACATTACAGGGAGACACTATATGATGCTACAATGGAGCAAGATGGATATCGGATATGCCGACTATCTTGAGTTCCAGAGAAGGCTGTTTATTCACTTTGCCGCTTGTGAGTCTGACCCACGCTCGATTGGTCAGATGTATACTAAGTGTAGACGTTCTGGATACACCAATATGTCCGCTGCCATCCTAGTTGACGAGGGTACTCAAGTAAAAGATAAACTACTCGGTATACAATCAAAGACTGGTAAGGATGCACAGGAAAACATCTTCATGAAGAAGGTGGTTCCTATGTTCAAGTCATACCCATTCTTTTTCAAGCCCATCCAGGACGGTACTACTAACCCTCGCATGGAGCTCGCTTTCCGTGAGCCTAGTAAGCGAATCACTAAGAAGAACAAGACCTCAAACAAAGGAGAGGCTCTTAATACAATTATTAACTGGAAGAACACCACCAACAACGCATACGATGGTGAGAAGCTTCATCTTATGTATCTTGATGAAGCTGGTAAATGGGAACGTCCCACGGATATCCGAGAGGCTTGGCGTATTGAGCGCACTTGTCTCATTGTAGGTCGTAAGATTATTGGTAAGGCTCTTGTTGGTTCTACTGTAAACCCAATGGATAAGGGTGGTAATCAATACAAAGAGTTGTGGAGAGATTCTGACCCAAATGATAGAAATGCCAATGGAAGGACAAAGACAGGACTATATAGACTTTTTATTCCTGCATACGAAGCGCTTGAAGGTTTCTTCGACAAGTATGGAAACGCTATTGTTGAGAATCCTGAAGCGCCAGTGGAAACGATTGATGGTGATTTTGTTGAGATTGGGGCGAAGACCTATCTAAAAAACGAAAGAGATGCATTGAAACACGATGCTAGGGAACTGAATGAATTTATACGTCAGTTTCCGTTCACTGTAGATGAAGCCATGCGTGATTCTATAGAAGGTTCTACCTTCAATATTGGTAAAATATACGAGCAGGTAGAATTTAACAGGGAATTGTTCCCAAATCCTGTTGTGCAGGGCAACTTTTCATGGAAAAATGGCGTTCAAGACACTGAAGTTGTGTTCAGCCCAGATAAAAATGGGAGATGGCACATTGCATGGATGCCAAAACCAGAAATGCGTAATAAATACATAGTTAAATACAGTAAAAAACACCCAGCCAATGACCATATAGGCGTAGGAGGTGTCGATAGTTATGATTTGGATTCAACGACTGATAATAGGGGCTCTAAGGGCGCTTGTCATTTATATAACAAGTTTAATATGGCAGCACCTGCAAATATGTTTGTCGCTGAGTATGCGTCTCGCCCACCTCTTGCAAGGATTTTTTACGAAGATGTTCTAATGGCGGCTGTTTTCTATGGCTATCCACTGCTTATAGAGAACAACAAGTATGGAATCGTAAGGTATTTTGAGTCAAGGGGTTACGAAGAGTACGTGATGAAGCGTCCAGAGCATCTTAAAACAGCAAATAGCGCTGTAAATACCAAGACTAGGGGGATACCATCTAACTCACAAGACGTAATACAGGCTCATGCCCACGCTATTGAAGCTTTTGTTGAAGAACACGTAGGAATAAACAATGAAACTGGCGAATTTGGCAAGATGTATTTCAGTAGAACGTTGGAAGACTGGATTGGGTATAAAATCGATAATCGTACCAAGTTTGACCTTACTATTTCTTCAGGCCTAGCGCTTCTTGCAGCCCAGAAATTCAAAGAAGAAAAACCCCAATCTTCATTTGATGATAAGAGGTTTTTTAGACGTTATAAGACAGAGATAAGACGCTGATTCGCAGTACTTTAATTTTGTATCTTTGCGAGGAAGTATTCTGCGAAACGCTATGTACAATAACAACGACCAGGGGAAATATGGTAATTTCCCAGACCCATTTGCACACTATTCCAAGAAGATATCCAAGGGGTATGGCTTGAAGTATGCAAAAGCTATTGAGAAGCAATGGGGTCACTCCGATGATGAGAGAAGCTTATTCAGAAGAAGATTAAAAGACTTTGAGACAAACCGTGATTATGCCAACGGTACTCAAGATACATCCATATATAAACAGATTCTAAACTCACTTGACCCAAACAATGGGGACGGTACGTTACTGAACCTTGACTGGTCTCCAGTCCCTATCGTTCCTAAGTTTGTCAAGATTGTAGTAAACAATATTCTATCTAGAAAACCATATCCAAACATTAAAGCTGTTGACCCTCTATCTCAGTCTGAGAAAGATGAATTGCGTGCTAAAAAAATGTTTGAGGTTAAGAATAGAGAACTTCTTACTCAGCTTGCAGAACAAGGTGTAGACGTAAAAACAGATTTAAACCAAATTCCAGAAACTCCAGAGGAAGCAGAAATCTTCATGGATACCAACATCAAGACTGCAGCAGAAATTGCTGCTCAAGTTGGTACAAACATTACTTTAGAGTGGAACGACTTTGACCAGCGTGTTTATCGTAGAGCAGTCAATGACCTAGTTACCTGTGGTATGGCTGTTGTTAAAAGAAACAACGACCCCAACTATGGAATCACAGAAGAATACATCGACCCAGCATACTTCTTCCATAGCTACACCGAAGACCCTACATTTAGCGACCTTATATACGCAGGACACGTCAAGAAGATTAGTATATCAGAGCTTAAGCGTATTGCTGGCGATGAGCTTACAGAAGAGCAATACCAAAAAATTGCAAACACTGTCAAGAACAAATACCAGAACCGTGCAGACAAATTAAGCTACAAATACTACGATGAAACATTAGACCGTACAACTTACGGATATGATGAATTTATCATAGAGATTATGGACTTTGAGTTCATGTCTGTAGACGACATGATGTTTGAAGAGAAAGGTTCTAAGTTCGGAAACTCAAACTTCTACTACAAAGGATTTGAGTATACACCTCCAAAAGAGTCTGTTTACGAAAGAAAGCCTGTAAATATGAGTATCCAAACTGTTTTTGGAGGTAGTTACATTGTAGGTACAGACCATATGTTTGGATACGGACAGAAGCGTAACATACCTAAAAACGTTCACGACTTAAGCAAGGCAAGATTGTCTTACTCTGTAGTAGCCACAAACCTACGCAGAATGATGCCTAAGTCTTTGGTTGCTTCTGTAATTGGTTTTGCTGACCAATTACAATTGTCTCACTTAAAGCTACAGCAGGCTATTGCAAAGGCAAAGCCAGATGGTTTGATTGTAGATATTGAAGGACTTGAGAACGTACAACTAGGAAAAGGTGGAGAACTACAACCACTAGATATACAAGACATCTATGAACAAACAGGTGTATTCTACTATCGTTCAAAGAATCCAGAAGGTGGATTCCAGAACCCTCCAGTTCGCTCTCTGGACAATAGCATTAGGAATATCAATGAGCTTATTGGTATCTACAACCATAATCTCCGTCTTATCCGTGATACTACAGGTATTAACGAAGTAATGGATGGAACATCTCCTAAGGGAGAGCAGTTGGTAGGTGTGCGCCAGCAGGCTATTGCCGCTGGTAATAACGCTATCTACGACATCACAAACGCATCTATTTATTTGTATAGCAGAGTCTGTGAGGACATTGTTAAATGTCTTCAGATTCTACCTATTAAATCTGTATTGTTTCAAGCTTACGAAAGAGCAATCGGTAAATCTAATATGGAAGTACTGTCTTCATTTGGAGACTTACCTATGTACAACTTTGGGGTTAAAGTTCAGACAGAAATGGACGATACCGAAAAGTCATATCTAGAGCAAAACATTCAAGTTGCGCTGGCTCAAAAAGAGATTGACTTAGAGGACGCTATTGCTGTACGTCAATTAAAAGACGTTGACCAGGCAGAGAGACTTCTTATTATTAGACGTAAGAAGCGTATGAGAATGCAGCAGCAAATTGCTCAGCAGAACTCTCAGATGCAAGCTCAGATGAATCAAGCAACAGCTCAAGCAGCAGCACAGGGCAAGATGCAAGAAATTCAAATGCAATCTCAAGCTAAGATTGCCGAGATTCAAGCAGACGCACAAGCAAAAGCTCAACTTCTACAACTAGAATACCAGCTTAAAGGTCAGATTGAGTCTCAAAAGACTCAGATGACCGCAGGTATGAAGCAGCAAGACATGGCTTTCAGAAAAGAAATGGAAGAAAGCAAAGAAAAGGCAAAAGATGATAGAGTTAAAAAACAAGCTGTAGAGCAAAGTAAGCTGTTGTCTCAACGTCAAGGAAAACGAGAGGAATTGCAAAACGATGGAGACAATCTATTAGATATGCTAACATCTTGATAATCAGTAAATTAGTACCTTTGCAATATGGCAAACTCAATAAATCTAGATACAGCTACAAGAGTTGATATTACCTGCAGAAAGGGTGATACGTTTGAGCTCGACTTTACGTTCACGGACGACACTGGTGCAGGTATGGACTTGACTGGATATACATGGAAAATGGACGTTAAAGAAACGGATACATCGTCTGGAGATATTATAGCTGATTCTGATTTTGTTTACGCAGGAGACGAAAACGGAACATTAAAAATTACCGCTTCGGCATCAGTTATGGCAAACACATCTGGAGGTCTTTATGTCTTTGACTTACAGTCTACAGCTGGTGGCGTTGTAAAAACTTGGGTTTACGGATTGTTTAAAATTAACGAAGACGTAAGTGAGTAACGTAGAAGTAAATAGCAGCGGAGGAACTTTTAATGTTAGTGGTATATCTACTACAACGAGTTCTGTCGCTATACAACAGCCTTCAATAAATGTAAGTATTGCTAAGGCTGCGGCCGATGCACATTACACGCATAGACAGGATATGCTATCAAAAGTATGGGCTGTTGAGCATAACATGAATAAATATCCATCTGTCACTATTGTAGACAGTGGAGATAACGTATTGTACGCTGAGGTGGAGTACATAGATAAAAATAACCTAGAAATCCGTTTTGTAGCCTCAACAAGCGGTAAAGCCTATCTAAACTAAAAAAATAAATTATGGCATTAGTTTTTAAAAGTCATATTGACTTAGGGGGATTACAGCTTCAGAAGGCTGTCATTCATCCATTGAGCTCTGACCCTCAGAACGCATCTGAAGGTCAAATCTATTGGAATACTGGAGATGACAAGCTCTATGTATACAATGGTTCTGCATGGTTGGACGTAACTGGTGATGTTCGTTCTATTTCAGCAGGTACTGGTATTGCGGTGTCTGATGGTTCTGGTGGTGATGCTACGGTATCTCTTTCTCACCTAGGACTTGAAAACCTTGCTGCAATTAGTGCAGAAAATGCTGATGGTATTTTCTTCTACGATGCAAGTGGAGCAAGCTCTGCGTACTTGTATCCAAATGCAACTACTGGTATTACCATTGATGGAACAACTCTTAAGCTTGCTTCTATTCCTAACGCATCTCTTGCAAACTCTACCTTCCAAGTAGTTGGTGGTAACGGTTTGACTGGTGGTTCTTCTGCTACTTCACTAGGTAGTTCTTCTACTCTTGCAGTTGGAGCTGGAACTGGTATTACCGTAGGTACTGATGCTGTTGCTGTTAAAGGTGCTTCGTCTTTGAGTGACGATACCATTGTAATGTGGGATGATACAAACGGTCAGTTTGTTGATACTGTAATTACACAGAATCCTAGTACTAATGCAGTTACAATTGATGACGACTTAATTGTAAGTGGTGACTTAACAGTACAGGGTTCATTAACGAGCATTGAAACCACAAACACGGCAATTACGGATAACGTAATTGTACTTAACAGTGGTGAAACTGGAACAGGTATTACATCTGTTACTTCTGGTATTGAGATTGACCGTGGTTTAGCAGGTAACAAAACATTTGTTTACCACGAGACTAATGGTCAATGGGAGCTTAGCGGTCAGTTAAAGATTAGCGATATTCCTTCTGTTAGCTCTGGTGTTGGGGCATTCCTTATCCAGAATGACGATACAAACGATGCAGGTGAGGTTAAAAAGATGCCTCTTGCAGATGTACGTGATGCATTAGGTGTATCTAACATGACTGTAGCTCTAGAGGCTTCTAGTGGTACACAAGCTACTGGAGCTGTATGGGTAACTAAGTCTGGAAACACTTACACTGTAGAACACCAAATGGGTACTAAGTTTGTAATGTGTGAAGTTTACGACAGCACAGATTTTATTAGTGTTATGGTGGAGATTAAGCGTAGTTCAGATAATGCAGTACAAGTAATTTTTGCTGATTCTGTTACTGACGGAGACTACTACTTGTCTTTGCAAGCAACAAGATTCCAGAGCCACGGTGATGACGGTAACATCCAAGGCGGTGGCGGAGGACAGATTGGAGGATAATACTCTAATACTCTGATATAAGGAGGGGCTTAGCGCCCCTCTTTTTTTTGTATTTTTGCTACTAGTCTAGACTATCATATTATGGCAATAAAGTTATTAAGCGGATTAAACATTCCAGACATTACCGCTGGCTCTATTTTAAAGGTTGATTCAAATGGAAACTTAGCAGCTGCGGTAGCTGGAACCGATTATAGCACTACGCTGTGGACTACTACGAGTTCAGATATTTATAGAAACAGTGATGTACGTATTGGTACGTATCAAACAGCTATTTCTCCTGACGCTCGTCTACACGTTTTTGACTACCAGACTACCACTCCTAAGATTCTAATTGAAGACGGTAACACTGGTGATGCCAGTATGCAGTTTAAGATTAGTACCCAATCGTTTACGATGGGTATTGACAACTCAGACTCTGATAAATTTATACTTGCTGCTTCTTCTGCTTTAGGAACTACTAATGTCCTTGAGGTTGCTACTAATGGTACAGCTGCTTTTCAAAAAGCTGTATTATTTAACGAAACAATATATCTACCTGGTAACGGTCAAACAGCTGATAAAGAAAAATTAATAGACGCTCACGGAACAAGAGCAACATTATATAAAGGTGGAAACGCAGTTTATTGGCAAGTAGCTCAAGGTGGTAATCAGTTTGAGATTGTAGACGCAGCCAACGGAAATGACACTAAGGGTAATGTAATGCTTCGTGTCAGTGGTAATGATGCTGATGACAATCAATTACACCTTGCGTTAAATGGTGGTAAAGTTGGTATTGGAACTAGTAGTCCAGCTCAAGAGCTAGAGGTTGTAGGAACTATTCAAGCAACATCAACTGGTACGGCAACTCTTATACTTAGAGGTGATAGTGGTAACTCTGGTGATACTGGGGAACTTGATTCTACTATCAAGATGCTGCATGATGATGGAACTCACGGTATTCTTCTTGAAACACGCAACTACGCTGGAGCGCAGAGTTTTGAAATTAAATCCTTAGCAGCTGGTACAGAAACAAGTAG